ATACACCAACTGAAAGATACGCAGGTATCAAAGTAATAGATAGTGGTTCAACAGGCGCAACTGCTTCATTACAATTTGATGGACAAACAAACGATTGGTTCTACGAATATACTGCATCAGGTGACCCTGATAACTTCGGTATAGTATTATTCGGACCAGAATATAATACAATCGGTTCACCAACATATAATACAAACAATACAATTCCTAAATCAGATGGAGGACATCACTTAAATGATTCTAACATTACTGATGATGGTTCAACAGTTTCTATTACAGGTGATTTATCAGTATCAGGAACATATAAAGGATTTGATAGTGGTTCATTTGCAATATTAAATCAAGCAAATACATTTACAGCTGGCCCACAACAAATTAGTGGTTCATCTGGATTTTTAACACAAACATTTGATATACCTGGTTCAAATCAAGAGAAAAAATTATTTGATGTTAAGAGTGCTAACATTAATGGTGTTGCTTATAATAGAGTATTCCAAGGATTTGCAGATTATCCTTCATTCGGTGATGCATACAAAGATTATTTTGCGTTTGAGTATTATGACTCAACAGGATATAACTTTGGTAGTGAGATTTCAATGAATGGTGTAATCACAACCCAACTTACAATAGCATCTGGTTCTAATGCATTTAACGGAGCAAGATTTAGAACACAAGATAATAATGATGGAACAACAACTGCAGATATTAGAGGTAATACAATTAACCTTGGTTCGGCAGGTGGTAATAATTCTATTAATATCGGTAGGAGTTCAACTACTGGTAATATTGTTGGTAACTTTACTTTTGCAAGTGGTTATACAACTACTATAAATGGTAATGTTAATCCAACAGGTTTAATTAGTTCATCAAATGCAATATCAGCATCAGCATTCGTTGGTAATGGTTCACAATTAACAGGAATAGATGCAGGTATATTTAAGGCAACTGGTTCGTTCCAAGCAACTACAAATGATTTACAAGTAACAGGTTCGTTTGATGTAAGTAAAGCAATTGCAGGTAAGAATAGTGATTTAACAATATCTGCTAATACTGCATCAATAGATTTAACAACATCAAACACATTTACTGTAACTTTAGTAGATTCAGCTGATACTCATTTAGATGTATCAACATTTGGTGGAGATGCACAATCAGTTAATGTATTAGTAAAACAACCAAGTAGTGGTAATACAGGTTCTATATCATTCTCACCTGACTTTAAGTTTGGACAAGGAGCAGAGTTCCTACCAACAACAGCATTGAACGCAGAAGATATAATCTCATTTACAAGATTTGGTAATCATTTATACGGAACATTTATAAACAACTTTAGTTAATATGTTTACACCATTAACATTTCAAAAGAATGCAGCTATCCAAGTAGATAGAATGAACAATAGTGGTTACACTGCATCTACATCTGCTAAACAATTAGGATATGGTGTAGCAACAAATCCTTATTTATTAGCAAATTCAGGTAGTGATTGTACGATTGTAGTACAAGCTTGGCCTAACTCTGATTACGATGCAGCAACTGCAGGTGGTGATGACCATAATTGGATATTTTGGACTGGTACTAATTCTAATTTTGGTAGTACTTGGTGGATGCTTACTTGTCCAACAGATAACAACACAGAACCAGGTCCTGCAAGTAATTATCCAACTTTATTAGGAAGTGATGGTATTAAGAAAGGACAACTTGCAATCAATTGTAGATGTAGACCTGGTAGCCCAAGTAATACTACGGATAGAGATTGGATTGCATTAATTAATAGTGGTTCTATTTACGATTGGAGTGACCCACAACCTATTACAATAGCATTAGGATTTAATCATGGAGCTGATGAATTTGTTTGTGCAGTGAATGGAGAAAGTGGTTCTGTTGTATTTGAAAACAGAAACAATAAAACATCTCCTCCAATTAATACAGCAAGATTTTTTACTGATATAGTAAAAGCAGATAGTACAGACCCTGATATTAATACACGAAATTTAAATATTGCTTGTGGTTATTCTACTTTGTTTTCAACAAGAAACGCATTATCAGGTTCTTTTGGTGAGGTTTCATTTTATGATACTTTACTTACAATGGATGAAATGAAATTAGTAACCAATCAACCATATGGACAACCAACTAATATATTAGATACACAACCCACAATGCTTTATAGAATGAGAGAAGAATTAAAAGAAGCTTCTTCAGCAGGTTCTGTACCTAACTCAATAAATAAGGCATTCCCACAATTAGGAACACAAGGTGGTAGTGATATATCACAAATACAAAGTGTAATATCTGATACTGCTTTAAGTAGTTTAGATAGTGGTTCGGTAATGAATACACAAGCATACGAATATCAACCAAGACCATAAAATTATGAGTGATAATAGATTTGATTGTATAGAAGATTGCAATTTAAGTTGTGATGATAACAATAAATGTGATGGACATTGTCTGCACACAGTTCCTAATCTTGAAGAAAGATTACGAAGAGCACGAGAACATAACGCATAAAAAATTACTATAAACAATCAAAAGATTGTTATATATGTATATTAATTAATATAACCTAAAAAAAGAGAGAGAAAACTATGAATTCAAACACAGTATTAGGTAAGATTATGACTCTTTTATCTTTAGAAAAAGAAGATAAGAAAGAGGAGAACCTTACCGTAGCAAGATTAGCTGATGGAACTCTAGTCGAGTCTCCAACTTTTGATGTAGGTGAAACGGTTGAAGTAATATCGGAAGATGGCACTAAATCACCAGCTCCTGATGGAGAACACCTATTAGAATTAAAAGATGAAAGTGGAAATATCAACAGAATTAAAATCTTTACTGAAGGTGGTATCATCAAGGAAAGAGAAAATGTTGAGATTGAAGCTGAGGAGCACGAGGACAAAGAGGAAGAATTAGCAGATGTTTCAACAGAAGCAGTAGAAAAACTACCTGAAACTGGTGAAATTGAAGAGACTTCTGAACAAGTAACTCTTGAAACTGAACCTGGTGTATCAGTAGATGAGGAGGTGGTTGACAAGGATGCAGAGATTGTAAACTTAACCACTAAATTAGAAGAGCACGAGGAAAAGATTGAAGAGATGAAAGAAAGAATCGAAGAACTTGTAAAGTATTTCGAGGAAATCAAAAAAGAAGAAGAAGAAATGGAAGAGGATGAGAAAAAAGAAGAGGAGCTAGAATCTAAGAGATTAGATGGAGCACCTACTGAAAAAGGAACATTCTTTTCAAAAAAGAAAAACAATTGGAAAGTAGGAGATTATAGAAGCTCTGTCCTTTCTAAAATGTATAGATAAATTTAACTTAACACGAGAGAGAAAAAAAATGAGAAAAAAACAAGACTTAGCTTTCCAGCCTCAAATTACGAGTACATATGCTGGAGAAGCGGCTGCTGATTATATTGCGGCAGCATTGTTATCGGCTAGAACTCTTGACAATCAGTTAGTTACTATCAAACCAAATATCAAGTTCAAAGAAGTAATTCAAAAGGTAGATGTTGCATCTATCGTTGCTGACGCTTCCTGTAACTTCGTATCTGGTGGTACTGTAACTGTATCTGAAAGAATTCTTGAGCCAAAAGAACTACAAGTAAACCTTGAACTATGTAAATCAGAATTCGTAGATTCATGGAATGCTTTACAACTTGGATACTCTGCATTTGATGAAATCCCAAGAAATTTTAATGATTTCTTAGTTTCATATGTAGGTGGAAAAGTTGCTGAAAAAACAGAACAAGACATCTGGCAAGGTGTTTCTACTAACAACGGTGAATTCGGTGGATTTGAATCAGCATTATCAGCATCAGCTGCAACTGGTTTAACTACTGAAGTACAAGCTGCTAGAACAAATGGAGATGGTGCTATCATTTCTGGTTCTGTAACATCTGCGAATGTATTAACTAAACTATCAGCAGTTTATGATACTATCCCTTCTACTGTATATGGTAAAGAAGATTTAGTAATCTATGTTGGTCCTAAAGTAGCAAGAGCTTACCAATCAGCATTATCTGGTAATTCAACATTATCAAATAATTCTTACAACAACCAATTAAATGTTGGTGAGAAGCCATCAAACTTCCAAGGTATTGAAATCGTTCTATGTCCTGGTATGAGTGATGACAAGATTGTTGCAGCTCAAAAATCTAACTTATTCTTCGGTACTGGACTATTATCAGACCACAACGAGGTGAGAGTTTTAGACATGGCTAATTTAGACGGTTCGCAAAATTATAGAATCATCATGAGATATACAGCTGGTACACAATTTGGTATCGGTAAAGATATCGTTTATTATGGGGCATACTAATATTAACTAATAATTAAAAGGAGAATACTATGAGTACTTGTAACTTATCAGCCGGAAGGCAAGAAGTATGTAAAGATTCAGTAGGAGGATTGCAAGGAGTTTACTTCATCAATTTCCAATCTGGTTCATTTACTAAAAATGGTAGCGGTGAGATAACTGATTTAACAGGTCAAACTGTCTATTACTATGAACTCAAAGGAACTTCTGCTTATACTGAAACTGTTAATTCATCAAGAGAGAATGGAACTACATTCTTCTCACAAGAAACTACTTTAAACTTAAAGAAGTTGACTAATGAAATGACAACTCAGTTAAAATTATTAGCTTATGGTAGACCTCAAATAATCGTTTGGACAAACTCAGGTGATGCATTGTTAGTTGGTGAAGAACATGGTTCAGATTTAACTGCAGGTACAATTCAAACAGGTGGAGCGTTAGGAGACCTTTATGGTTATTCTATCACAATGACAGCTGAAGAGAAATTACCAGCAGCATTCTTATCAGGTTCAACTACAACTGACCCATTTGCTAATCTAAGTGGTCAACCTACAATTGTCTATTCATAAGATAATTAGTAGAAACCTAAGAGCATAAAATAAGAAAACCCTACTTCGTGTAGGGTTTTTTTGTGCTTATATCCTTTTAATTATAAGTTAATGCTTGGTTGTTATAGTATAAAGTTTAGATAATTATGCTATCATACTACATCTCACAGAGTAATGAATTCGTTGTTAGAACTCGTAATACTGGTTCTAATGATGTATTTACATTAAAGTTAGAAGATATGATGACCTATCAAACATCTTCTTATGCGTTAAGTGGTTCATTTACATTTAACCCTTATGAGAATATATTTACATTCTCACAATCATTAGAGGGTAGTGTAGAAACAGGTCAAGAGTTTTTAGTAGAGATTAGTGGTAGTAATAGTGGCTCAATTTATTATGGTAGTATGCAAGTATTCTCATCACAGAGTATAGATAAACCAAACTATACAACACAGAATGATAAGTTTGTATCTAATGTAACGAATAACGAGTATATTGTAATTTAAAAGAAACTATGAAAAACGAACAGAAATTTAATGTAGTAAACTTTTCAAGACAAGAAGTTCCTATTGTTCACGAAGATATTAAAACAAGATATCAATGGGTGCCAGTTGGTATATTAGACCAAGATGATTATTTTGGTTTATTAACAGAAGCATATAACACTTCAACAACTAATGCAGCTTGTGTAGATGGAGTTGCTGATTTAGTTTATGGTAAAGGTTTATTTACGAAAGAAGAATTAAAACAACAATCATTAGATAAGATTATTCCACCAGAAGATTTAAGGAAAGTATCTTTTGATTTAAAATTATATGGTAATGCTGCATTCCAAGTAATATGGAATGAATCACATACAAAGATTGAGAAACTATATCACACACCAGTACAAAATCTTAGAGCAAAGAAGATACACGATTTAGGTAAAGTAGAAGGATATTACTATTGTGTTGATTGGAGTGATACAAGAAAACAAAAAGATAAAAAGTTTATACCTGCTTTCGGTTCATCTAATGAAGAGATAGAAATATACTATGTTAAAGAATATGAACCTAACAGATATTATTATTCTTTACCTGATTGGATTTCTGCATTACAATTCTCATTTAGTGAAGCTGAATTATCTAACTTACACTTAAACAATATTGAAAATGGTTTCTTACCAGTTGCAATGGTTAATTTCAATAATGGAGTTCCTGCACCTGAAGAAAGACAAACAATAGAAAGTTTATTAGAACAGAAATTTACAGGTACAAGAAACGCAGGTAGATTTATGGTATCGTTTAATGATGATGCAATAAACAAACCTACGATTGATACCTTACCGATGGAGAACTTGCATGAGAAATATCAGTATGTTGCTGAATACTCACAAGATAGAATTCTCGTAGCTCATAGAATAGTATCACCACTTTTATTTGGTATTAGGACTGCGAATAATGGGTTCTCATCTCAATCGGAAGAAATGAAAACTGCATATTCTATTATGCAAACAATGACAATATTCCCTTTCCAAAACTTGATTATAAACTGTTTATACAACTTATTTAGAGTTGGTGGTATTGATATATCAGAATTGTATTTTGAGCAACTTACACCTCTTGTAATCCTTTCTACAACTGCAGATGAAACTGATGAAACAGTAGAAGAAGTACAAGAAACAATTGATGACAATTTACAAGGTGGAGAAGGAGAAGAAACAGAAGAGTTTAACGAAGAGTATGAACCTATAAGACCAACTGATTTTGGTTTTGAGTCATACTACAAAGATGAATAAAATATTATGGCATTTGGATTATTAATTACACGAAACGATATCATCAAGAACACACCATTAGGTGGAGCGATTGATGCAGATGCTCTTCTACCATTTATTAGAACAGCACAAGAAAAATACATACTGAATTTATTAGGAACAGTTCTTTACAACAAATTACAAGATGATGTAGAATCACAAACTGCTTTTACAGGTTATTATCAAACACTTGTAGAGGAATATGTGAAACCTACCCTTATTTGGTATGCGTGTGTAGAATATCTTCCATTTAGCTCGGTACAATTTAAATCAAATGGAGCAGTAAAACAACAGAGTGAAACTGGTGTTGCTCCTACAAAAAATGAAGTTGATTATTTATTAAACAAAGCATTGAACAACGCAGACTATTATTCAACAAGAATGCAAGATTGGTTAATTGCAAACAATACGAATGTACCTGAATACAACGAAAGTACAGGTGATTCTACAATGATTTACCCTGACCAATCTAATCAATACTTTGGAGGAATACAATTATAAGATATGAGTACACCATCACAAACACCAGCAAGAAGCCAGATTGTAAAGAATAGTGCAGAGAACTTTTCTTTATATTACAATACTTTAAATTACTTCAAAACAATAATGAAGAACCATCCAAGTATTGCAAAGGTAACTCAAGGTGATATATTTAATTTTGATGCTACTGAATTTCCACAATACCCAATCGGTAATGTGTTAATTACAAACGCTAACTTTGGTATGAAAACAACTGATTACCAAGTTCAGTTAATAGTAGCTGATAAACAAAAAATAATGAGAGATGATGTTTCTAATAATGAAAGAGAAAATAAACAAGTGGTTCCTTTTGATGGGACTAGTGATGTGGTTGATATTCATGCTAACACATTGAGTATCTTAAACGATTTAACTGCATATACACAAAAATCTAACTATGGAATGGAGATAAACTCAGATATAGCTTGTACTCCATTTGCAGATAGATTTAACAATGGGCTCTGTGGTTGGAGTGCTGAATTTACTCTCACAGTTCACAACGATAAAAATCGTTGCCTTTTTTTTTTGATAATTCCTGACGGGCAATATTTCCAAGTCAAGGATTGTGAAACAAATGAATTGTATAACGCAGTATTAGAAACAACAGGTAGTATAGGGCAGATATTTGCTACTAACTATATACCTGATACAAGACCTAATGGTTATTTAGAATCATACGAAAACATTAGGTGTTTTGAAATATTAAAAGAGGTAAATGATAGAGATGATTATGATTTTTATAATTTACCAGTATTAGCAATCCCATATGAAGATTTTGGTGATTGTGCTCTTTGTGAGTTGTGGACTAGTCCAAAGATTTGGAATACAACACCAGAGAGATGGAATAATGGAACAATAGATGAAGCTATAAGAAAGTGGCAATATACATAAGAAAAAACTATGAGTAATTTAAGTAACTTACATATATCAGGTTCATACAAGGGATTAATAAACCTTGCAGACTCAACACAACCTCTAATATCACAAAGTGGAGATGTAAATCTACAAGATGGTATGGGTAATAATGTTGGTGTAAAGATTAATGCAACAAGTAATGATGTAACTATTGATAATAAATTATTAGTACAAAAGGATTTAACAGTAAATGGAAACACAGATTTAAATGGTAATTTAGATGTTAGTGGTTCGTTTGTTCATTCAGGTTCAATTGATATAAAAGGTAATGTAGTAATTGATGGTAATATAAACGCAGAGATTGCAACCTTTGATACAGTCAATACAAGATTACTTCATGTAACCGAAGAATCTGCATCAGTAATATTCTCAAGTGGTAGTAATGTTATTGGTGATGATATAACTGATGTACAAACTATTGTAGGTCAAACTACAATTAGTGGTTCATTAGGTATAACAGGTAATCAAACTAATACAGGTAATTTAGATGTAAGTGGTGAAATTAGTTCATCAACTGTAAATGGTATTGGTAATGTAACAACATATTCTGCATCGGTAGATAGTAGATTAGACCAATTAGAAGGACCATTTAGTACATCAGTAGATTCAAGATTAGATAGTTTAGAAACATTTGAAACATCACAACAAGCTAGGAACTCTGTATTGGGTACTTACACGAGTTCTGTTGATAGTTCTCTTGCAAGTATTAATAGTTTTACATCTTCAACAGATAGTTCGTTAAACGCAATTAATTCATTTACTTCATCTACTGATAGTTCATTAACTTCTATCAATGCATTCACACAATCTGCTGATTCTAAATTTACTACGATAGGTAGTGTAACCTCTTCGTTAAATGCATTTACATCATCACAACTTACAATTAATAGTGGATACAATTCATTCACACAATCAGCTGATACAAGAATAACCGCATTAGAAAACTTTAGTTCTTCTTTAGAACAATCCTTTGTTGATACAGGTTCTTTTAATTCATATACTCAATCAACAGATAATAGATTAAATCAAATAGAAATAAAAACAGGTTCATTACAAAATGAAGTAAATAGTTTGATTGCATCTACTGGTTCTTATGCAAGAACAGATACGAATAATACATTTAGTGGTTCAGTAAACGGAGAAGTAATTACACTTACAATTACATCACAAACCGCAAGTATGGATTTATCGCAAGGTAATTTCTTTGTATTAAATGCTGTTAATTCTTCTAATACTCACATAGTAGGTTCAAACATACAAGCTGGTCAAACTATAAGTTTAAAAGTAAAACAACCAGGAGTTGGTTCAGGAACTGTTAGTTTTAATAGTGAATTTAAGTTTCCATTAGCATCACCTTATACTGCATCTCTTGGTTCAAATCTTACAGATGTAATTAGTATGGTAACTTATGATACAACAAATATATTTGCTGTATCGGTAAATAATTTAGTATAATATGTATATACCTTCGGTTTTTTTTCAAGTAGGTGAATGTAAATCCTTAAGGAATAGTGGTTCAATAACATCAAGAAACACACCATCAGATGCTTGTGCAGAAACAACATTAGGTGATTGGTATCATGGTGAAGGAACAACACTTGATTTAGGAACACGAATATATAAAGATGCTTGTTTATCACAACCATATACAGATACAGGATATTATAGAGATATAAATTATTTTATTTATGAAATAGATACAACAGGTCTAATTGTTGATAAACAAAATCCATGTACATATCAAACACAAGGAGTTAATATATGGATAGATACAACAAACACAGGCTCATATACAACAGGAAGTGGTAAATTATATAACATTTTACCACAAACAAGTGGTAGTGAAAGTGATACTTGGAGAGTTGGTAATGGTGTAGATATTGTTGCAGAAGAAAGTATAGCACTTACAGGTTCATTTGCTGGTTCAACAGTAAATGGTGCATTATATCTTAGTGGTAGTAATTTAACACCTGACCCACCTGGCCCAGCATATGAGTTTCCTGAAGGAACACAATCTATGTTTATGTTAGTAAAAAGTAGAGATGGGTCTCCAACAGGATATGAAGATGGATATGCTTATTCTTTTTGGAACAATCAAGGAGATGCTAGTGGTAGAGAAGGTATAAATGTAATATCTCGTGGTTCAATATATGATGGTGATGACCAACCAAGTGAAAGAACAACATTTACTTATGATGGTGGTGTTAATTTTGATTCTATTTTACCAATTGATTTTACAGGTTCACAATTTACAGGATGGCAAGATGATTATAAAGTATTGTGTTGGCAAATGGAAGGACCTTCAAGTGATAGTAGGACATCTATGTATTTAAGAACTTGGCACGATAATTATGTTACAAAGTATTATATGACTGGTAGTTTATTAGGTTCTACAAGATTTAATAAATTAGCACAAAACTTTGGATATTTTAAAAAGTTTGTTTATTACGATAGTTCTTCATTAGATTTAACAACAATACAAAGTATTGCTTCTGTGTTGGAATCAGATTATCAACCTTCATTTTCTTCAGCTAGTAATGCAACCTTACCAGTTGATGCACCTGGTAATACATCACAGATACAAAATACTATATATGATATAGAAAGTGGTTCTATTTTACAACCATCTATACAAAGAGTTGCACCTTCATCAGGTTCAACCAAGGCAGTTACTAATTCTGCAGTATTCTTAACAAGTTCTACACAAAGTTCTCAACAAACACTTGAAGTTGTTAATCAAACAGATGATAGTGGCTCGGCTGAAATTACTTATAATGTTCCAGTAGTAACAAGTCCAACTGGTTCTATATCTTTCTTATCTGCGTTTTATTTTAATGGTAATCCTATTTGGAGTATTTCACCATCTTCAACACAATATATTGTTGGCGATATAACAGGTAATCCAGGTAATGATGTGTATGGAATTACAGCAAAAAACAGTTCATTAACAATTCATGGTGGTCAAAATAATCAAGTTCTATCTTCTCCTTCTCCATTAAATAATCCTGGTTGGAATATATTCCAATATTCATATTTTCCAGATGGTTCAAGATATAGAGTAAATTATAATATTAATGGCAGTGTAAGTGGTTCCTTCTTAGCAGATGTTGGAGCGGGTGCTGAAATAGATAAAATTCAATGGAATTATAATGATGATGGTGGAAATCCTGATAGTAAAATGTCAAATGGTTCACACTTTGCAGTTCTTGATGTTACATTAGAAGCAAGAACTACATCAAGTATGGATACTTTATTTACACAATATAACAGATACGGATTATAATGAAAACATTAAAAGATGTAGCGAAAGTATATAAAGACCAGGCTCTCAAGGCCATCAATCCTGGTGTGCCATTCAAAGGATATAAGACAGGTTCATCTAAAGCATATAAGAGTGGTAAATTATACAAAGAGGTAGCAAGTAGAAATAGAATACAAACTATGGTTACCGAAGATAAACGAGGTAACATAACTTTTAAATTAAATTTCCAATTACCTGATTATGCAAAGTATGTACATTTTGGTACAAAGAAAATGAAAGCAAGACCATTTGCACAACTTGCAGCACAATCGCCAGAGTTCATAAAAATCAAAGATGAAGTAATGAATGAGAAGTCAGCAGAGGTATTAGATGACATCTTTGAAGATTTAGATAAAATATGGAAAGCTGGTGGTGATAATCTATCAGTATCCTAACACTCCAATATACTTATTTCTTTTATTGTTATATTACTAAAAGATTAGATGGCATTATCAATAACACAAAATCCTGCTCAAATCAATTTAGCACAATCTCCTACTGTATTTACACAGTATGAGAGTACTGATGCATTGAGAGCATCATCTTCATTTCAGTATGTTGCTGAATTGTATTATTGGACAGGTTCATTAACCGAAAGTGGTTCTACTGCTAACTATACATTACAAAAATACCCTAACCCAAATGGTAGAGGTATATTTGATGTATCACGAGTATTAGCAAGTACATTTACAGATTTAAGAGCAGAGGATAGTTCTTCGGTAAAACATTTTGCTATTGATGCATATGTACAATATAAAAACAACCCAACAGGTTCGTTCATTACAGGTTCTCATGTAAGGTCAGCAACTTATCAAGCAATAGATGGATATAAGATATTCCAAGAAACAGTTGCATCACAACCATCAGATAATTCTACATTCTGGCCTTTTATGACCGATGGACCTGCTTCACAATCATTCTTTGATGGAAACTATGGTAGATTATCGGTATGGAGAGGAGCAGATGAGAATGCAACTTATGCAATTTATTCATCATCAAATGTAGGTGAGGACCAATCAGTAGCATTACCTTCTGCAACATCTAACTCATCAGGTTCAGTTGTAACCATACCTTGGTTACCAACAGAGCCAGATTTTCCAATATCTGCAACAGAAGATTCATACACAATATTTTTAATTAGTGGTAGTAATCAAAACGATATAAATGCAAGAGTAACTGATAATATTACAATTACAAAAGAATGTACAAAGAAATATCCTAACATAAGAATTAAATGGAAAAACCGATACGGTCAATTTGATTACTTTAATTTTAATTTAGTTAGTAGAGAGTCATTTAACACTCAAAGGAGCAGATACCAACCTCAAATTGGTTCGTGGAGTGGTAATTCATTATCATATCAAAAGTACGAATCATCAATACAAAATTATATTACAGATTCTACATTAAAATTATCAGTTAATACAGATTACATATCTGAAGATTACAATGATATATTTAAACAACTAATGTCAAGTGAAGAGATTTATTGGGTATATGATGAAGCAAATGATTATGTAAGACCTTTAGCGTTAGATACATCTACATTCAATATAAAAACTCATGTTGTTGATAAGTTAATTCAATATTCTTTTGACTTTACACAAGGACAAGGATACAAACTAATATTCTAATATGGCTATTACAAGTGGAAGAGATAAGGTATTTAAACTTATTGCAAGAGGAACAGAATTAGATTTATTTCAAGATGAAACAATATTTCTTTCCAATAATGTAACAGGTTTATTTGATATAGGTAAATTACCAAGTGATTTTACCAGACAGATTACATTGCCAGGTACAAAGAAGAACAACGAGTTCTTTCAGCATGTATATGATATTAGTATTGATGAACCTTACTTATTTAAAACAAACGAAAAAGTAATTGCACAATTTGACTTTGATGGATTTTATGTATCACAAGGATATATGCAATTAGAGAAAGTAAATCTAAAAGAAAACAAATATATAGAATCATATGAGGTTTCTGTATTTGGTTTATTATCTTCATTTAAAAGAGATTTACAATCACTTACACTTAACGAGGTAGGAGAGTTTGATAAATACAATCATATGTTTAGTATGGGTTGTATCTTAAACTCTTTGAGTGGTTCTTCTTATGGAGGTCAACCAAATCCAAATTTTGCTAATTCTATATTTACATCATCAATAGATGGTCACAACTTAGGTGGTGAAATAGTTTATTGTTTAACTGATAGTGGAAAACAACTCGCTTATCAATCTGTGTTAGGTAATAATATGAGAGGTATTAATTTTGCTAGACAAACTGGTAATGGTTTTGATGGTGGTGATGTAGTACCACAAGATTTTAAACCTGCAATGAGATTAGATAAAGTTATTGATGCAATCTTTGATGAAACAGAATATACTTACGAATCTACATTCTTATCAGAATCAAGATTTGATAACACTTATATTTTATTAGATAGAGGTTTAAAATATCCTATAATTGATGGTGTAGATTTAGAAACATATGGACAAGTAGAAGTAGGACCTATTAGTGGTAGTGGTGTAGAGAATACATTATCTGCTGGTGTAACTTCTTCTCTTTTGTTTACAAATGTATATGATGACCCATCATTTTCAATTAGTGATGCAAATGGAACTTATACACCTTTCTTTGGTACTGCAGCAGTTGGTACATCGGTTGCTGATATGGAAATAACACTAAACTTTAAAATTACAGGTTCTTCTGGTCCATCATCTGCACCTGAATTAACTTTATATATGCAAAATAATGCTGGTGGTCAACCAAGTATATATCCTCTAAAATATATTAACGATTACATAAAAAGAGATTATGTGAATAGTGGTGGTGATAGAGAATATACATTAACACAAGATGTTTATTCACCTGGTATTACTGATGTAATTGTTTACAATGGTAGGTCTTATACATTTAAGATAGGATATACAGGCACAGGAACAGTTGTAATAGGACCAGGTGGTAATGAAGAAAGTAGAATTAAAGTAAAAAGTTTAAAACAATTAGGTGAATTATCTACTATCAATATTTCAGATAATATGCCTTTTGGTACAAATGGTATAACCCTATTAGATTTTTTAACATCAGTACAAAAGAAATTTAATTTACAGATTTATCCAAGTAAAACTAAACCAAGACATTTTATTATTGAAACATTTAACAATTGGTATAAACAAGGTCAGGTAAAAAACTTTGATGATTATGTAGATTTAAACAGAACAATATCAGTAACACCAGCAAACAACTTAGGTGTAAGAGAAGTAGAGTTTGGAGATACATTAGATTTAGATTTTCTTGCTCAAAACTTTAATAAAGAAAATAATAGAGAGTTTGGTAAATCTTATTTTAGAGATACACAAAACTTTTTTTCACAAGGTAAATTTGAAGTAACAACAGGATTTGGTGTATCACCTCTACGATATGTAGCGGGTAGTGGTCTTGAAGGACAAGCAGTAACAAGATTAACAACATTCTTAGGAGCAGCATCAAATGGTATATTATCACTTTGTAGTTTATCAATGTCTACTTACTATCACGATGGTACAGGTTCGTATCCTGGTATTGGTGATACTATTTATACTGATGTAAATGGAAACAATCCTTTAACAGGATTTACATATTTTATTAATGACCCATCACCTGATTATTATGAGATAGGTGCTAATGGAACTTTATTATCACAACCAGGTAGTTGTGCGGGTGGAGGAGGACCTACAAGTTAAGATATTATGAGTAATAAATTATATATACCAACCCATATTGCTAATGCAGAGTTTCAACCTGCACAAGTAAAACCTCGTATATTGTTTTATAATGGTAAATTAGGAACAACAGAATATTCATTAAGAGGAAAACAAAGTTCATTTAGTACCTTAATAGGTGCTGCAAGTTCCTTTCCTTATTTTGACCATTATTCAACAGGTAGTGGTGAGGTAGTTCCTGCATCTGATTCTGATTCTCTTTTGTTTTTTAACGAAGGTGCTTCACTTGGTAGTATTCCATCAGAAAGTATATATACAACATATTGGAGTAAGTATGTAAGTTTGTTGTATGACCCTAAAACAAGATTGATTGAAGCATCTGCGATTATACCATTTGCAGATTATGTAAATATGGAATTAAATGATATAGTTTTCTTTAGAGGTAACCACTATCATTTACGAGCAATCAATCAATATAATTTAAAAACAGGTGAATGTCAATTACAATTGTTAGGGCCAATTATTGATGACTCACTTGATAACCAATAGATAATAGTAAAATTGTTATAGTAGTATGATAACAGGTATAATAGATTTATTAAGACAAGAGAAATTTTACAAAGTTTCCAAGGAAGTAGATATTGCAAAAGGTAAATATGAATTACCAAGAACTTGGAAATCAGTAAAAAATATGTTTAAGAGAATGTAATGGCACAAAATACAGTAACATATAACGCAGTAATTGATGTAGATACAAGAGGTGTCCAAGATGTAGATGTTCTTAATAGAGCAGTACAAACATCTGTTGGTAACTTTGATACACTTAACCAAGCAATTGGTGAAACAGAAGATGCGTTAGGTAAGTTAGACCCTGTCAAAGATGCAAAGAAATTTAAAGTACTACAAAAAGAAATAAAAGAATTACGAGATAGACAAGAAGATGTTGAGATTGCATCTCGTAGATTTACCGAAGCTCTTGCAGAACAACCAGGTATTATTGGATTAGTTGGTGGTTCTATTGATGGTTTAAGAGGAACACTTAAAGTATTTATGGCAAACCCAATCATTGCAGTAGTAACTGCAATTGCTGGTGCATTTATTACGATGAGAGAATCTTTGACTAAAACTGCTGAAGGTCAAGAAACTCTTAATAGAATATCAGCAGCATTTGGTAAAATATTAGGACCTGTATTTGCAGTAATAGAAAAAGTAGCTCTACCTATCTTTGAGAAGTTTGCTGATTTATTAGAATTAGTTGGTAGAGGATTTAATAAATTTGCTAAGTTCTTGGGTATATCATCAGATAAGATAGAAGAAGCAAGTAGAAACTCATCAGATGTATTACAAACTGCATACGATGAAGAAACTGCAAGACAAGAAGAATTAACTAAAACTGCAGAAGAAGAAGCACAGAAAAGAATAGATGCCGCTCAAAGAGAAGCTGATGAGATTGCAAGAATAAGACAACAAGCCGCAGCAATACAATTAGAAGCAGAACTTTCTTTACTATCGGAAAAAGATAGATTGCTTAAAGAAAGAGAAATGAGGTTCTTAGAAGAACAAAAGATTCTTAAACAAGCTGGATATACAGATTTAACAGCCTTAGAAGAGGAATACTATGGTGATTTATTAGCAATTAAACAAAGGTTTGATAATAATGAAATAGTATCTACAATCAAGGCTAAGAAGATGGCTGGTGATGAAGGTTTAAAGATTACTGATTTAAATCTTCGTAAAGAATTAAAGATTAAAAAAGATGCAAACGAAACCGATGCACAGATGAAGTTACAAGCTGAACAAGCTAAACTTCAAGTTATCGGTGATGCTCTTGGTGCAGTTGCACAAGCAGTTGGTGAGAATACAGTTGCTGGTAAAGCTCTAGCTATATCACAAGCAATTATAAACACATATCAAGGTGCTACTCTTGCATTAGCAACTTATCCACCACCATTCGGTGCAATCGCAGCAGGTGTGGTAATAGCAGCAGGTTTATTAAATGTTAAAAAGATTGTTAGTACAAAAGTTCCTAAACCACCAGGTACTAATCTAAAAGGTAGTGGAGGTAGTGGAGCATCAGCATCTATACCATCAACACCAGTACCTCAAATACAAACTGCACAAGCGGTTGGTGGTGATACAGGAACACAGATTGCACAATCAATAGCAGAATCTACACAAAGACCAATACAAGCATATGTAGTTAGTACAGAAGTAAGTTCTACACAAGCATTAGATAGAAGAACTAACTCAGCTGCAACCTTTGGGTAGTAGTATAAATTAAAACAAAATTGTTAAAATAATATGAAACTATTTGAATTAACCATAGATGATGATTTTTTAGATGAGGTATTTGCTATATCTTTAGTAGAGGAGCCTGCAATTGAAAGTAATTTTGTATGGTTTGATAAAGAAAAAATACAATTCTCAAGAATAGATAATGAAAAAAGATTAGTAGTAGGACCAGTTCTTATACCTAATAAAAAGATTCTTCGTATAGATGGTGAAGGACAACCTTATGAAGTATTTTTTAAACCTGAAACAATAGAGAAGTTAGCACAAGGATATTTGAAGAAAGGATATCAAGCCAGTTCTACATTAGAACACGATAAGAAAGTGTCTGGTGTAACTTTAGTAGAGAGTTGGATAAAGACATCCAAATTAGATAAATCTAACTCCTACGGTCTTAATTTACCTGTTGGTACTTGGGTTGGTATGTTTAAGATTGATAATGATAAAGTATGGAATGATTATGTTAAATCAGGTGAAACAAAAGGATTTAGTATAGAAGGTCTATTCACACACGATTTAGTTCACGCAAGTAAAGACCCAGAGGTAGAAGAAATCCTTGAAGCAGAAGCAGAATACCTACTAAACGAAATAAGAAGAGTTGTAAAAGAAGATAAAAGATATAAAGATAATAAAAGAGTAGAAATGGAATCATACTCTGATTATGGTTCTGGTGTTAAGAACAACGCAAAGAAGGGTATTGAGTTAAACGAAAAGAGTGGTAATAAATGTGCAACACCTGTTGGCAAAGTAAGAGCACAACAATTGGCACAAGGTAGACCGATTTCATTAGCTACGATAAAACGCATGTACTCCTACTTATCAAGAGCAGAGAGGGTGTATAGACAAAAACAAAACGACAGTAAAGCGTGTGGTAATATCTCGTATTTATTATGGGGTGGTTTAGCGGCTTTATCGTGGAGTAGAAACAAACTGAAAGAGTTAGGAGAGTTAGAAGAAAACCAAGAACCTCAAATAGATTCTACATATCCTGGTGAAGCAGGTGTTCCAATATCAGGTTCTACAAATATGGAAGATGCAAGAAAGATTTTATTTCCTACAAAAGATATGGCAGAAGAAGTTGCAGAGATGATTGGTTGTAGTGGTTCTCACGCACATAAAATAGATACAGGGGATACATACTATATGCCTTGTGAAACTCATCCAGAATAATGAATATGGACAATAAAATATCTTTTATAAGTGGGTTTACACTCACATCAATTTGGACAATGACTTTGTATGAGATAGGATTGGCTTTTCTTTTAGGAATAGTCGGTGGTATCGGTGGTTTAGTTGGTAGATGGATTATTAAAAAATTAGGGTGGTTCGGTCAAAAATAGGATAGGAGAGATGTTAGATAATTTAGTAAGAAAAGTAATGAATAAGGTAGTTGATACTACCTATCACTTTGCATTACCAGCAATTGAATTAACTCGTAGTGAGATGATTAAATTGATTAAGAATACTAAATTTACATCTATGAGAGTTTGGTCTACCAAGTTAAATGGTGCTAGGATGAGGCGTATGGAACAAACAAGAGATAAACTACCTAACTCATCACCTGGTGTAGTTAAGAGAAGGAGAACACTTGCTAGACAAAATATGTGGGTGGTATGGAGTGAAACAAATAGTGATTGGAGAACTATTCGTTTAAGAACAGTAGATAAAGTAAAGATAGGACAACAATTTTATAGAGTTAAGTAATTATGCCAATCAATATTAAAAGAGGAGAAACAGAACAAGAGTTTATCGGTAGATGTATTCCTATTGAAATAGGAGCTGGTAAAGGAGAAGAACAAGCTACTGCAATCTGTTACTCTATATGGGAGAATAGAAATATGAACAAATCAACACAATCAATCGTAAATCAAAAATTAAAGGATATAAGCAACAAAGAAGAACTTATATCACCTAACCCTTGTCAATCAGGATATATTGCAATAGGACTAAAGCCAAAGGGTGGTAGAATGGTTCCTAATTGTGTACCAGAAGAATAAGAAAACCCCCACCGAGAATAGTACGAAACGATGAGGGTAATCAAAAAATAAACCGCCAGCTTTTGCTGACATCACTAAATAACTCAATTAAGGGCTGAGTTCAACCTATTTTTTATACACATACAATATTTTTTTTAGTATAATCTAATATTGTTTGCATTCCATCTAATTCCTTACTGATAGTTTTCTTATCAAGTTCTTGATATGTTTGTAATAAATCTATACCTCGTTGTAATGCTATCACTAAATGATTTACTTGGTTCATAAAGTTTGCATTAGCTTTGTGAGATTTTAAATACTCTTCTAAAAGTGAATCTGCATTATCTCTTAACTCTTGTTTAGATTGACCGAAGTGAAACTCATCTCTCCACAATCTTTTAAAATATGCACTATAATCTTGTATTGCAGTTGGGTTGTTTGGATTAGGTAATTTTGTTTTTAAGTTTGCCATTTTTTATTTATTTAATTATTATACTACTAATATACGAAAAATATTTGATATATCCAAGCATTTTCGTAATTATTTTTATCTTTTGGTGCTATTGATTTTAGTTATAATATGGTTGAATAGTGTTAAAGTTATTTCACCATTGAATGATGGTAAAGAATATTCAGTCTTAAATCTATCAACTAATTTAAAGAAATTAAACTCGTGTTTATTATCGAAATCTAAATACCAAGTTGTTGGATTACCATCTATGAAAAGATGATACTTATTAGGACCGAAATTCCATAGTTCGTAAGTTGTTTCGTTGAATGTTAATTTTGATGTTAATTTTAAGTTTGCCATTTTTTATATTTTATTTATTTAATTATTATACTACTAATATACGAAAAAAAAATGAGAATTCCAAATTTTATACACATTTTTTTTCATTTATTTTCCACCATCTAATTTTACCCTCTTGTTTTAGTTTATTCATATTAGGGTAAACAATATCTCTGTTAGCAAAATACATTGCTTGTACAGTTGAATATGCTTTAACTGAAAAGGTTTTAGGTGAATGAATACCCTTATCAGTTTCTATTGTGAATTGTGTATGATATTCTATACCATTCTCATCAATATCTTTTTTCTTTTCTTGTTCTATCTCATCTTTCATACTTTTGTATAAGCAAGTTTCAATAGGATAAAATCTTCTTTCTAAATCTAATACTCGTTGTTCTATTGTTTTACTCATAATCTTCAATGTTTAATCCTAACTTTTCTAATTTAGCATCACCCATATTTCTTATCCATCTGTCAGTATCATTTAAAATTTCAATTACATGATACATTGCACTAATTCTTTCTCCATATATCTTTTGGTATTCATAATCATCTCTATGTAAATCTCTGTTCATTTTCATATAAGATGTAATTCTATCTATAAGAATATGTTCTAATAATTTTTTATCTATTGTATTACTCATTTGTTTTATTTTTTATTTATTTAATTATTTTACAGATATAATCCTCTGTTAAATGTTTTAATCCACATTATTCGTACCCATAAATCAAGTAGTGCTTTTATTGACCACTCTTTTAATGGCTGAATTTTTCTAAAGGGAGTTTGTCCTTTTATAAGCCCTCCAATGTATAACCATGTGCTTACAGTTCTAACATATTTGAACGATTCAGGTTTTAATAATTTGTAGTTTTTTTTAATTGATTTAATAATTTGTTTTTTCATATCTCTTAATTTTCACTTGTTTCTAATTCTTTTGTTTCACTCTCCACAATTCCAAATCGTTCAAGTATCATCATGTTATATCCATAATCTCTCTGTAATACTCCAACTCCCATTTCTTTAACAATCATCTCAAATTTTTCTTCGGTAAGTTTTCCCTCTGAAATTGGATGTTTGTAATAGTTTATAGGAGAGTAGGATTCAGAACTATTATTCTTCATGGGGAATAAGATGAAGTTGTAGTGTTCCCCATCATTGCTTATTTCACACATTAAATATGGATTCAACAGAAGGGTTGTTTGAGGGTGGTTTTGCTCTCTATTTAATTCTCTTATTCTTCCAATGTTTTCCAACATTCCAAAGGTTACTCCCCAATGGATATCATCAATATGTTGTTGTATTCTAAAACCATTATTATGGTTATTATTACCCCAATCTTCAAAATTCAACTTTATCACCTCATTTACCTTCACTTGTAATTCGGTTAGGTTGGGATAGTTCTTTGTTATTTCTTCTAATTGTTCTGATATTTCTTTTCTCATAGTTTTAATTTTTATTGTTTTAATTATTATACTACTAATATACGAAATTATTTTGATATATCCAAATTATTTATGAAGTTTTTTTCAAATAATTTTAGTAATCTACTATAAGATTTTGTAGTAGATATAATTTTAGATGGTGTGACCATATCTCCACAAGTTTCAATACTAGCAGATATAAACTGGTTGTTTCTCATATTAATAGCCAATTCATACCAAGTATCATTTTTTTTAAAAAAGAAACAAGTTCCTTTTTTGTACATACCATGATAATAATAATCATCACGATTATGCAAATAATTAATAATTTGATAAGGTTCTAAATGTGTCATAATTTTAATTTTTAATGTTTTAACTTATTTACAATGTAAATATACGAAAAAAAATTGACATTTCCAAATATTTTAACACTTTTTTTTCACTTTTTTTCATATATTTTTTACTCATTTGTTATACTAATATACGAAATATAATTGAGAAATCCAAATAATTTATGAAGTTTTTTTGCAAGTGGGGTGGAATATCTACACATCAAGCGTGGGAAAGACCTACTGATATAAAAATAAGAAGATGGTACGATTCTCTTAATACTGATACACAATTATACATTGTTGGTAATTGTGTTGAAAAACACTCTCCTACTTGGGATGTAGATGTAATGGTATATAAACATCAACCACCATTAGAAACCCTCACAGAACTCTTTACAGAGTGTATTACAAAGGGATTTGAGCACAACTTACTGATTGATATAGCATTTATTAGTGAATGGTATTCTAAACCATTTAAACCTTTCTATAAGATAAGACCTGATAATCAGTTTTATAAAGAATGGAATGGTGGTGTCTATCATTCTATATACAAAGCAGATAAGATAGAACAGATTGGAGAACAACTATGGAGATACGATTGGTATGAACCACACGAGAATTATTATAAGGGATTAAATCGTGGTTATACTTTTAAGGGTGTCAAATTAGACAAATTCTAATTGACTTGTTATAATATATACAAAGTGGTTTACAGGGTGTTTTGTTGCTATTTCACCTTTCCTTACCACTTCAATTATACTCAATACCCGGCCTTACTATCGTTAATGACCTTTCATTTAGTGCCGGGTATTTTTTTTTCATATATTCTTTATGTTTTCTAAAAAACTTTATATTTATATATAACAACGATAGTAAACTTTAAACCAATACATAATATACTCTGAGGTGAAGCTATGAGTTTAAACGCTTCTAAACTTTAGGTAATCACTCCTATTGGAACAGGTAAATTATCTTTTTGTTAAAACTTAAAAAAAATTACTTTACGAGCCCCGCAGGGGTGAGTAAAAATAAACTGATAAATCGAGGTTGAAAACTTTTTAAGAAAAAGCTTGTATATTTAAAAAAAAAGTTGTATATTTGTATAAATAAATTATTATGTGGTATTACTTAAATTCAGAAGATTATAAAAATATTATAAAAAAAATTAG